CCTCTTATTGAGGCTGAGGGAGACGCAAAAGCACAGAAATATATGCAATCTGTCGAGTTACTGCGTGTTGCTGCTGAAAGTGATCCAAATGTTATTAACCTTATTAATCACAGTGAAGCCTTACGTGATGTTTATACAGGTTCGGAAGTTCCTGGAAAATGGGTGACAACTGAAAAGGAAATGGCTGAAATTATAGAGCAACAAAAAGAGCAACAACAACAAGCTGAACAAATGGAAATGATGCAACAGGCAGGTGTTGCAGCTCAAGACATTGGTAAGGGCGTTAAAGAAATGATTGGTGGTGCTGCATGAAGATATTACAGCAAACACCAGATTCAAACACCATTATAGCGATTAAAGCGGTTTATAATGGTGAGGCAAATGAAGAGCAACAAAGAAAAGCGATTGATTTTATCATTAAAGGGATTTGTGGCACATATAACATGTCTTTTCATCCAGATGATGCACGTTTGACGGACTTTAACGAGGGTCGCCGTTTTGTTGGCAACAAGATCATTGAAATATTAGGTTTAAATGTTGGAAAGATACAACAGTTAGAAAAAATCAAAAAATAATAATTAAAGAATAGTCTTAAATATCGCACATATTAACATGAGGACTATTAATTATGGAAACCAACACAGAAATTTCAACAGATACAACGCAAGATAACACTCCTGCGCCTGATAATGTAGAAATCAACAACAATACAGAAGTAAACACGCAATCTGAACAAACGAATGATTGGCGACAAGGGTATTTAGACAGCATTAAAGACGAGGCGGAGCGTACTAAAAAGCAAAATGTTTTATCACGCTTTGCATCTCCTGAAGCGTTGATGGATTCTTATTTCAATGCACAAAATAAGATTAGAACCACACAAACCACACCACAAAGACCGAATGAGAATAGTACGCCAGAAGAGATTGCGGCATATCGTGAAGCGAATAATGTTCCAGACACACCAGACGGTTATGATTACAATTTGCCAGAAGGTTTAATTGTTGGTGATGATGATAAAGTTTTACTTGATGGCTTTATGGAATTAGCACATTCGCATAATATTCCACAAGAGGCAGTTGATGCTATTGTTAATTCACATTTTACCAACATGGAAAAACAAAACCAAATGGAAGTCATGCAATTTGAGCAAGACTTTATTACAGCTCAAGAAATTTTAAAGGGTGAAATGGGTGCGGATTATGAAAGAAACATTAACCACCTAGCAACGTTTATGCAAGATACATTGGGCGATGATTGGGAAGTTATGGAAGGTGCTATTGGTGCAGATGGTGTTCCGTTGATGTCCAACCCTACTATTATTCGTAAGCTTTCTATTTTAGCGAATCAGACCGACCCGGTGGCACGTGTTATGCCACAAGGCTTGCGTACTGTTGATTCGGTTGATAGTGAGATTAAAAAGATTGAATCTATGCTTAGCAATCCAGAAGAACGCCGTAAATACAATTCAGACCCTAAACTTCAAAGTCGTTATCTTGAATTACTTGCAGCGAAAAACAAAATGGGTTAATATTTTTAAGCGATATTTAAGATTAGAGCGGTATTCTTCGGGGTGCCGCTTTTTTTCTTGCTCTGTAATTTATTTTGTTTTAATATTCTCTTATTAATTTTCTCCTTTTTTCTTGTTTTTAGAGTTGATTGTTTGCGTAGCTATAGGGGTATAGTTTTTTTGTTCATTGTATGACTTGTAATCTTGATTAGGAGGAGAAACCCTCCTTTTCTATTTCAGAATATACTTGCATTTATTTCAAATATTTCTTATTATTAAATTACGTTAGCAAACTCTTTCTTTATGAAAGACCCTGACACAGTATTTTTTATGGATTTCTAGGCAAACCGATTTATTCGCCCCTAATTTATCCTCGCTTGTTAAAAAACAAAGCCCGCCCTTCATGGCGCAAACCTTTTCCAGACAATTAACAGCAATCTTTAGAGTTTAATAATTCCTAAGAGGGTTTAATTATGGCAGATATTGCCTTTCAACAACAGTTTAGACAAGAGTTTATTGGTGCATTTGAAATGACCAAAACTCAACTACGTGAAACCGTGGTTAAAGAAGCTGATGTCCGTGGTAATCAAGCAACATTCCTTGTTGCAGGTTCAGGCGGTGCAGAAGCTAAAACACGTGGCGTAGATGGTAAAATTCCAGCGACAAAATCTGATTTAAATCAATATACATGTACGCTCGTGGAAAAACACCACAAAGAAATTCGCACATCTTTTGATATCCTTTCTTCTCAAGGTAATATCCGTGATGTTATGCAACGTTCTGCTGCTGCGGTTATTAATCGTGCTATGGATCAACAGATCATTGATGAGCTTGCAAATGCAACTGTAAACACAGGTGCGGCTGCTACCGCTTCTCTTAATCTTGTTGTTCGTGCAAAAACAATCCTTGGTAATAACAAAGTTCGTACAGAAGATGGGCAGTTATTCGGATTGGTTACGCCTGCATTTATGGGTTATCTCCAGACATTAAAAGAGTTCTCAAGTGTTGATTATGTTGACATGAAAGCTCTTGTTGGTGGTGATGGTGGTTTATCCGATGGTAATCGTATTGCACGTTGGATGGGTATCAATTGGATCACACATAGTGAATTAGATGGTGCGGGAACAAGCAACGAAACTTGTTACATTTATCATCGTGATGCAATTGGTCACGCTTGCCATAAAGAAGGCGCAAGTATCGTTGCTGACTATGATGAAGAGGATGATTATTCTTTCGTCCGTGCTTCATTCCACGCACAAGCCAAAATTCTGCAAAATACTGGCATTGTTAAAATTGCACATGATGGCTCTGCCCTCGCTGCTGCTTAATTTATGAAAGGTTTTTAGATTATGGCTTACTCAACTGATGTGGATAAACAACCATATTTGGTTTCTCCTGCTTCTGGTGGGGCAAACACATTTAACGTATGGCACTATAAAAGTGCGGACACAATTGCAACTGTAAATACAGATGGTTACATTACCAATGCTAAAGAATTGGGAATGAAGGCACTGGATGTTGTTATTGTCGTTGATACAACAACACCTGCTGCGTCAATTATGACCGTGGCTGCTATTAACGCAAATGGTTCTGCTGATCTGACAGACGGCACAGCTATTGTTCAAACAGATACAGATTAATTTCTGTATTAATGAAGCGTGTATTTTCTCATGTGTACACGCTTCTTTTAACATGAGGATTTTAACATGACAAAGATTAAACAAATTTTAGAAAATCAACTAGATTTAATGGCAAGTCGCTTTGTGCGTTATTCTGCTGTTGTTCCAAGAGATACAAAACTCGAGGATGTTTTGAAGCCTGAATATTGGGCGCATGTGCATAATCGCTTTATTGGTGATGATAAAAAGCCGCTTATTGGAAGTGAAATTGTGGTTTATTTGGAAGATTTCTCAATGCGCTTTGACTTGGTCGTTACGGATGTAAAAGAAAAAGCTGTTGTGGTGCGTAAATTAAACCATTATTCTTTATGCAGTGATTTTCCAATGTCTGACAAAGCGACAGATTATGCCAGAAAGCTGTTTATTGCCAAAGGTGAAAAAGCAGGATTTAGAATTATTCGTAATTCAGATAATGAGATTTTAGAAGAAGGCGTATCACGGGAAGACTTACCGACTGTGATGGCTAAATATAACGGTGAATAGGTGATTTATGGTTGATAAGCTATCAATTTTTAACGGCGCTCTTGTTTATTTGGGTGAAAGAGAGATAGCTTCATTGACCGAAGATCGAGCGCCTGTTCGTCATTTAGAAAATGTGTGGAAACAAAAATTCATTGATAATGTTTTAAGTGAAGGTCAATGGGTTTTTGCTACACGTTCTCTTAGATTAGAGGCAGACAGCGGCATTGTTCCTGCTTATGGCTATGAATATGCTTTTGGTCTGCCTGATGACTTTTTAAACTTTTGTTCTGTATGTAGTGATGAAAATGGTCACAATCCTGTTTTACGTTACGTCATAGAGAATAATCATGTTTTTACAGATTACGATACTATTTATATCTCTTATATCTCTAATGGCACTGGTTATGGCGGTGATTTTGATAAATGGTCTCCGCAATTTTTAGATTATGTTATTTGCAAGCTTGCATATAAGGCTTGCATGGTTATTTCTCAAAGCAATACTGATAGAAATTTTATGAGGCAAGAGTCCGAGAGATTGCGTAAAATAGCATTAAATCAAGATGCTAGATTAAAACCAACAAAAATTCCTGCTGAAACAGGTTGGTCACGCTCAAGGCGTGGTGGCCGTGGTTATAGTGGCTTATATCATGGTGAAAGATATTAATTATGGGAAAGCAAAATTTTGCACAATTGGCGTTTAATAGGGGGCAACTGTCCCCTTTAGCATTGGGGCGTATTGACCAAGAAAGCCGTGTATTATGGGGGTGTGAAGTTCAAAAAAATTGGATTCCTCGTGTTTTGGGTTCTTGTATGTTTCGTCCCGGTACTGAATATATTGCGGAAACTTTAGATAATAAAAAGGCAAGATATATTCCTTTTGTATTTTCTATTAATGATAATGCGCTTGTGGAATTTACAGATAACAACTTTCAAGTGCTTCTTAATGACGAAAAAATCACACGTCCTTCTGTTTCAAGTTCTGTAACAAATGGAAACTTTACGAACAATATTAATAGTTGGTCTGATAATGATGAAGTCGGAGCTTCATCCACTTATTCCACGGGTGGATTTTTGCAGCTACTTGGTACAGGTGAGAACAAAGCAATAAGACGGCAACAAGTGACTGTTGCACCTGCTGACAGGCAGAAAGAACATGGTCTGCGCATTGAGGTGGCACGGGGTGAAGTTACTATTAAGATAGGCTTAACGGAAGGCAGTGATTCCTTTTTTTCTGAAACTGTTATCGGTCGTGGTATTCACTCTCTTTCATTCGTGCCAGATGATAGTTTTTGGATCGAGTTGTCCAGTGATTTGAATTATGCCGTTTTGATAGATAGCGTAAATATCGAGGCGGGCGGGATTATGACCGTGCCAACAACAATAGCTGAAAGTGATTTGGATGCTATACGCTATGACCGTTCGGGTGATATTATTTACTTATCCATTCGAGGGCAACAACAAAAGAAGATTGAAAGAAGGAGTGAACGTTCTTGGTCTTTTGTGTATTACGAGCCTAAAGATGGCCCGTTTTTGCTACAAAATATTTCAAGCACAACCATAAAATCGAGTGCATTAAAGGGTAATGTTACTTTAACCTCTAATAAAGAGATATTTAAAGAAAAGCACGTTGGGGCATTATTTAAGCTTATTTCTTCTGGTCAAACAGTGACAAAAGATTTAAGTGCAAGTGATACATTTACAGAAACAATTCGTGTGACTGGTGTGGGTGATAATCGTAAATTCTTTGTGGTTATCACTGGAACATGGGTAGGAACAATTACGCTACAACGTTCTTTTGACGAAGGTGCGTCATGGGAAGATGTGGACACATACACTGCAAATACAAACCCTACAGCATCGCCATCTATCAATGACAGTTTAGACAATCAGATTATTTTGTATCGTATTGGCTTTGATACAGGTGATTACACTTCTGGCGTTGCCGTGGTTTCTTTGCAATATGACTTAGGAAGCACAACGGGCATTGCACGTGTTAATACATTTACGGACAGTAAGAATGTTGATGCGGAAGTATTAAAAGATTTTGGTAGCACTGAACCAACAGCGGATTGGTCGGAAGGTGTATGGTCTGATTTTCGGGGCTATCCCTCTGCTGTAGTGTTTCATGAGGGGCGCTTGTGGTTTTCTG